GCCGGTCAAGACTTGGCCAAACTGATCGGACTCCCCTTTTATGGCATGGGCGCGAAACTCACGTCTTTTGACGTGCTAGGCTATATGGACGCAAACGGCGCTTATCACGGGACTCCGTTTCGCACGGCGTTTGAACATGGCGGCGTATTCCAAGCGGATGAATTAGACTCATGGGATAATGAAGCCTGCATGGCCTTGCAAAGCGCCCTTGCAAATGACTTTTGCCAGTTTCCCGACTCCGTTGTCGCGCGTCACCCTGATTTTCGCTGCATCGCGGGCGCTAATACGTGGGGACATGGCGCGACGGCGGACTATGTGGGGCGCTCAAAATTAGACGGCGCTTTTCTGTCACGTTTTGTAAAATTGCTCTGGAATTATGACGAGTCCTTAGAGTCGGCGCTTTGCGGCAATGCGGAATTTGCGGCGCGAGTCCAGCGCGCGCGCGCCAAGGCGGTACAAGCGGGACTCAAGGTTCTTATCACGCCCCGCGATAGCATGGCAGGGGCGGCGCTCATTGCGGCGGGCTTTACGTCTAATGAGGCGGCGGACCTAACTTATCTCGCCTCATTGTCGGCTGATCAGCGCAACATGGTCGAGGGTTAAAATCATGCGAATCTTTACCTTGCCAGCGCCCGCTATTGTCGCGGCCCATACAAAAAAACAGAATCTCAAAACGCATTACGTGATGGCGGACTCAATGTCCGCCCTTGCGGACATGGCACAAGCGCGCGGGCAGCAAAGGGGCTCAAAGTCCGATTGGAGCGGGAGTCTTGATCTAAACGAGTCGGCGCAAATGGCGCGCGCTGGCGATATGGCGCGAGTCGCCAAGTCGGACGCGCTATTGACTCGCTTTGAACGATTCAGCTTTTCGCGTGACTCCAAAGCATGGCGGCGCGACGTGGCGGGGAATGTGCCAAACATTCCGGCCCTATTGGCGGGCGCGCCCGCCACAATGCGGCGGCGCGTCAAGCTACACGCGGACGCGGCCCCGATTGCGATTCTTGTGGACTTGACCACAAGCGGCAATATCGAACCTGCCGCAATCGAACGGCGCGGGGCGGCAATCTTGGCCCTAACGCGAGTCCTTGCATCGCGCCGCCCCGTGGAGCTATGGGCGGGCGCTATTGTGGGCGCGGACGCGGACCAGAACGGAGTCGCGCTATTTACGCGAATTGACACTGCGCCGCTTGATTTAGCCCATGCCGCTTTTGCGATGGTGAGTCCCGCATTCACGCGTCAGATGCTTTATTCGCTGGCGCACGGCGCGTATGGGTTCGGCGGCTCTTGGCCCTATGGCAACAGCGGCGACGCGTCGCGCCTATTCTTGGCGGACATAATGCGTCCGGCCCTACTACACGTCGCGGACGTGCTGGCAATACCGGCAGCACATTCTGACGACAACATAAGCAAGAATCCGGAGCGCTGGATTGAGTCCACGTTGGCGGCGCTTGACGGGGCGGACGCCAGAAGGGCGGCGTGAGTCGCGCAAGTGGAGTCGCGCGCGCCAGCGTCCGACTCTATCGCGGGACTCATGTGCCCAATGCAACGCAAAGGACTCAAACGATGGACCACGACTCCACCTATCGCGCGCCCCTGTTTCATCCGGGGCGCATTGTCGCGACTCCCGGCGCTATGGCGGCGCTTGGCGGCGACGACTCCGCCCTAGCCAATGCGGCGGCGCTTTTAGACCGTCACATAAGCGGCGATTGGGGCGCACTATGCCAAGAGGACTCCGAAACTAACGCGCGGGCGCTGGCGCGGGGCGGGCGCTTAATGAGCGTATATCAGGGGCCGGACGGCGCGCCCGTTTGGATTATTACGGAGTCGGACCGCAGCGCGACGACTCTGCTAACGCCTGACGAATATTAGCGCCAGCGCCAGCTAGGCGGGGCGCGTCCGATTGCGCCCCGTCCGCCCCTAACATAGCCCAAACAATAGCAATGGCCCCGCTTGTGCTTGCATAGCCTTGGCTATAGCAATGGCTGCGCTTGTGCTTGCATGGGCGTGACTATAGGCTTGTGCTATGCCATGACATGGGCTTGGCAATGGTACGGCTGCGCTCGTGATGGTTGAACCGCGCCCGGCAATCCAACGGCCAAATGGTAAAACGACTTGGTTGCTTTTGGTTGGTTGGTTACTTGGTTGGTTGGTTGGTTGGTTGAAAAATCTCGAAGAAAATAACTTGGTTGGCTAAATTGCTGCTTGACGCATGGCAAAAAGTCATATACAATCTAAATCACGGTCAAATATACCGGATGGAGACAGCAAATGAACACGAAAACCGTAAGCATCACCGAATACGATGACATAATTGACAGCCGCGACCTGATTTCTGCCATTGAACGGCTACGGGAGGAGCGCGACGAGGCCCCCGGAGAGTTCGATCATGCGGAGCTTGAGGCTATGGAGAGCTTCGCTGCTGAAGCCTTCCAATACTGTGAAGATTGGCATTACGGCGCGGTGCTGATCCGTTACAGCCACTTCACAGATTACGTCAAAGAGCTTTTGGTTGATTGCGGCGACATTCCCAAAAACCTTCCCCACTACGTCCGCATCGACTGGGAAGCTACGGCTCGGGAAATAAGGGCTGATTATACCTCTGTGACGTTTGGCACGACTACATATTGGGTGCGCTAATGAGCATTTATTCAGACCTCCCCAAACACATTGCAGACCTGTGCGGGCTCCTCATGGAGCCTGCCACTTTGCCAAAAACCGCCCTGCCAAAGGTCGCCGTACCTGCAAACCCAATCCAGCTTGTGCCAAACGATGACGGCACGATGACATTGACATACTTTGGCAAAGTCGTTGGCTGGTTAAATAAAACTAAACTGGATGGACGCGAGGGCCTGTCATACCGGGCTATGTCAATCCACGGTGACATCAAGTTTTGCCATTCTGTCAATTCTGCAAAGGACTGGCTGCTGGCGTCACACCACTAGGGGGAAAAAATGTCATACGCACTTATGGCTACTGTCATAACTTACGAGCGCGCAATTGAAGAGCTGACCGACCTGTCGGACTCTCTTATGGCTAGGATTGAGTTTTTGGAGAGCAGGATTGAGGTGCTGAAGGATGCGTTACGACCCTTGGCTGAGAAGCACCTTTACCCTGACGATATAGACGAGGCTTATGCGGCATCCGTCCGCGCCGAAGAAGACTGGGACGAAGAAGCAAGCGACGAGATGCTTGATAATTGCTGGATCGCTCGCAAGTGGGTCAAAGCTGCCCGTGCTGCACTGGATGAAAAGAAATGACAGAAGCTCTTGGGATAATGCTGGTTATAATGTTGGTAATTTACGGATGGGGGCACAGACTATGACTGACGATCTTGTGGCACGACTGCGGGCGGATGAATTGCCGGGAGACCACCAGAACAAGCGTGAAGCGCGCATGGAGCTGTGGAAAATTCTACAAGAAGCAGCCGACCGCATCGAGGAACTGCAAGACAGGCTTGCACGCATCCAGAAGATCAACTTGTGGCGCGATCTGAACTTGGAAACACGCACCAAGGAGATCGATCGCATATGCAAAGGAGAGCCGCATGACTGATGCAAGGCTACATTTGATTTGCTCATGCGGCACGATATGGCCTGTTTGCGAGATGCCGATAGCCGTTGATGAGATGATCGAAGCAATCAACAAAGCAGAGTGTCCTCTGTGTCACAAGAGCAGCGAGACCGCTGCGATATACATGGAGACAGGGCATGAATGACGAACGCAACGCGAAGATCGTGAAGCTCTGGAACTCTGGGCTCTCCGCGAAGCAGGTTGCGCTTTCTCTCAAGGTCTCACCCAAAACTGTAGAGGCCGTGTTGCATCGGAAAAGGGCTTCGGGAGCAGTGCTTCGATCAAAGTCCGTAATAGATGAAGCGCGCAACGCGAAGATCGTGCGCCTCTGGAATAGCGGATTAAACACCGGCGAAGTCGCCAATCATGTTGGATGCACAAAAAACATGGTGCTGGCGACAGTCGTAAAGCATCGAGCGCTTGGCGACATCACAAGGCCGATGGTTGAAAGCCGAGGAGAGCGCGGTAAGCTCGGCATCATTGCCCGGTATGGCGTCCGAAGCCATAGGAAAGCGGCTAGGTCATAGACGAGGAAACTGGCGGGGTGATCCGTTCCCACGGGAAAAGACATCCCCCCAGTCGTCTCCGACCCCCTTCGGAATCTCCACATAAACCTTTCGCTTAAACTGTACCGCTAGGCGATTAGCCAAGTGGTACGCTTTTGCTTGTCCGGTAAAGCTCATGTCATTGTCACCAAAAATGACAATCTCCTCAGCAATCTCCGGCGGTATCCACTTCGAAAGCAGGTTGCCATTCACGCACGCCCAGACCGGCATGTCATAAAGTATTGCTGCGCTTATGGCAGTCTCAATTCCTTCTGCCACGCCCATCAGCGCCTTGGCTGGGGCAAGTCGAATGGCGCAACCATCGGGCAGCTTGCCCGGCATAACCTTTTTGGGAACCTCTACCTTTGCCTTGTTGCCGTTAAGGTCCAGCAAGGTGATGTGCAAATTCACAGCCTGATCGGTGTGGGTGACGATCTTCGCCATCATGGCTGGTTTACCAACATGCTCTCTAAGGGCATTAGAAGGCCACAGACAGCCAACTCTGTTTTTTAGGTATCTGGCGACCAGCCCGTCGTTCTCGGGCGTCCTGCCCTGCTCCCAAGCCCGGCGCATGGCATCCTTCTGGCGCACCTCCTCATCGTTTATCGGTTTTGGCGTATATGACTTGTCAAGTCCAAGCATTTCCTCGACAAACTCGGCGACCTCGTGGAAGGTCATCCCGGTTGCCTGCTGGGCAAGGCTGAACCCGTCACCGGCTCCGCACTGATTGCAGATGAAGCCGCCCTTGTCGTGCTGGTTGTCGAACCTGAAGCGATCCTTGCCACGGCAGATCGGGCAGGGGCCATGTTTGTTCTGAAGGCTGCCGCGATCAATCCCAAGCGCTGACAGGATAGCGACCCAATTGCCCTTCGCTGCTTCTGAAAGAGTTGTCATGCCGAAGCTGCCTTCTTGTACTTCTCGTTTGCCTTGGCCTTTCGGATATTCCGGTATCTGATCCAACTCTCAATCTCAGGCGAAACCATCTGAGCCGGGTATCTTTGACTGGATGCCACAAGAACCCTGTCAGGGGATTCCTTGAACTTGTCCTTAAAGGCCCAATAGGCCCAACCTTCCTTGTAGCCCCTCAACGCTGCGTAAAGCACAACCTCTGAGTAGAACTGGCGCTTTTGCTCAAAGCTGAAGGCGGTGATCTTTTGTTTCTTGCCACGGGTGATCTCATGAAGCTCGCCGTCCTCAACCTCGACTGAGGATGTAGCGGTGGGCTCAAACCCGCACGCCGGGCACTTCTTGGCACCGAGTGGCTTGACGAACGAACACACAGAACATTCCTTCGGCAGGCGTTCGGGTTTCTTCTTCTCGGAAACACTAGCCCTGCCATCATCCAGCTTGTCGTGCTTGATGTCTGTCACGAACCCCAGCCGCAAGGTTGTGTCGCTATGGTCAAGAACAAGGCAGTAGTCTTTTCCTTCTGCTGTTCTAAGCCCACGGCCAATCATTTGCGTGTAGAGGATTTCGGATTTAGTCGGCCTCGCCAGAATGATGCAGCGCACGTCAGCATCGAACCCGGTTGTCAAAACGCCGACGTTGCAAATGATCTTCGTCTGACCTGACTT